CATGCCCACAGCTGCGAACCAGCTTTTGGCCAATTCATCAGTCACAAGATTAACCTTGCACACTGAATCCTTCGAATGCCCAGAGATTGGGTTTCTCACCATGAGATAACCCTCCGGAGTCCACACCGGTCTAGATTTGCAGAAGTCAATCTGTTCGAAGACGTCCACCACATTCTCGAACTTCATTCTGAAACCCATATTCAAATACCAGGCTTTGTTCCCAGCTGAAAAAGCGTTCAGATCACGCCTCTCCAACATAAAACCGATATCGTCGCCATCTAGAAACACCCTATGTTTGCTGATGCCCACCCTACGAAGGTATGCATCAGCCAAAGCTGAGGATATCAAACAATTGCCTAAGGCAGTGTTTGGGTCTCCACTAGCTCTGATTCCGGACAAAGTGAATTTAAGGTGCCCATCAGAGCACCTTGCCTTCCCTTTCGAATGGAGCTGCCACCGACACAACTTCTTGAACAACAAGTCGCCGGGATAGTACTTTTGGTACACCCGGTGCTCGAAGTCAAGCATGTCAACGCTAACACTCTGTTCGAATCGGCTGGCGTCCCCCATCACACATACTGGGTCCTCAAAAGAGTCCCAATACATCTTCAAGAGGTTGCCGCGTTCTGACTGGTTTTTGCCCTTCATAACTGCCTCATATCCGAAATAAACACTAAGATCTTTATACACACGTTTTTCCAGGGTTCGTATGTATCTACCCATCTCTACCAAGTACTTGTCGGACCTTGGGTTGATCCCACGTGGAGCGGGGTTGGTTTTGGTCGTGAAGCAATAAGTCTCATACTTGATGAAGTATTTCAGGTTGGCATCCCTCGATGACAACCCTTCCAACTCCAATTCTTCCACAGCTTTCGTGTAACGAAGGAACTTCCGACCATTGAATAGGTTGACAAAGTCAGACCTACCAAGTGGGTGAGAAACATTACTAAGTTTAGCGAATTGTGTGGAAAAATAACTTAACTCTTCTTTTACCATCCCGCTAAGCGGTGCAGGAGGATAGTCC